CATATCTTAAAGTACCTGTATATTGGCCTTTGTATAAACTTGGCGAATAATCAAATTCTTTAACTTCGGGTTTTTTAAGATCATAATATTTTTTTAAATCTTGAATTGAACATGGGTCATCACCAAACATTTGCTCTACTCTTACGGGTTGCGACCATTGTTTGTTATGATAAAAACCTGCAACTCTCATTACTCTAGGTAAATCTTTTACTTTTGGGTCGCTATTAAACCTTGTTGCAAGTGCTTGTTGATACAAACTAAAACTTTCTAATGGACAATCTTTAACTAACCAATAACAATGATATTTACCTTCACTTGATTTTACAATTATGTTTGGAAATAGTTTAAGTTCTTTAAAATTAGGTAAAGGCGACCCGTCAAGATCAATAAACAATGCCCTTACTTTTTTAATATGTTCAGTAGTTCTACCTTTTAAATCAGTTTCATTTACAGTAAAAAACACACCCGCACCTTTTAAATTTAATTGTGCAAGTGTTTTAAAATGTTCTTCTAATGTTCCATGTACTTGTTTTATAAGTGCCTTATTTTTGCCTTTATCACAAAAAGTTTGAAAACTATGTTCTTGGCCAAAATATCTAATAAAAGTATGATAATGAGAATTTTCTGTATATTTATTCACACATTACTCCAACAAATAATTTGCCGTCATCTGTATAGTAGCCTTGTTTTGCGGGGTCGCCTTCATACTCCCAATAATGCGTTGATATATCTTCTCTTATAATATCCGCCATATCACCACAGGTCGTTATATTAGGGTCAAATTTGTACTCAATTTGTTCTAATCCACATCCAACACACGACCACAATAATATTATTATTTTAGTGTACATATCAATCCATAAATTGTTTTATAAATTTACTTGCCAAATCATCTTTGTTTATTGCTTTAGAATATCCTACTAACATCCCAACTTCATAAAAAGTTTCTTTTTCATTATTGTCTTCCCATAAAGTTTTGTAATCTTTTTTTACTGACCAATATATACTTGCTATCAATTTTCTTATTTGTATAACTTCTTCAAATGTGTTTAAATTATGTGTTAAGTTTGCCATTAATCCTCTTTTAAACTTTCCGAAGACCACCTTTTTTTAGCCCCTAATTTACCTGCTTTTGACCTTAATTTTCTGTTCTTCATTTGTTCTGCTCGTTCTTCTTCTGCCTGTTTGCAAATTAAAAGGGTCTTGTTGCCTTCTGTTTTTTTATCAAATAAATGTTGTATTTTAGGAAATATCTTTTTGATCTTTTCTAATCTACAATTACATAATCTACTTAAAATTTCCCAATCATATTCAATATGAAATCCCCGCCAACAATGACAATATAACAAAATATATGCCCCTTGTTCTTCCAATGATAATTTCATTCTATTGGGGTCGCTAATCCAATCGTTTGCATAAAATTGGAAAGCAGGTGATTGTTCGTCTGTCGTAGATTTTCTCATTTTTTAATTGCTATATATTCGTAGTTAGCTACTCCTAATCTTTTTTGTACTAAACTAATAAGGCCTTTTTCTGATAATCTCATTACAGTATTCGTAAATCTTAAAATTTCTTTTTCAAAATTTGCATGACTTTTTTCTTGTGCTAAATACCCTTTAAAATATACAAAACTTTGACCTTTATTAGAATTGTGCAACCATTTTTGAAAATTTAGATAATCCATTTTAACCTCACTACAATAATAATTACATTTATAATTAACTAAAGTCAAGTATATATTAAAAGACTTGGCCTTGTCTATACTATCTTGTATTGCAGTTGTAGGTGTAGTTGCAGTTGAAGGTGAAGATGAAGGGGATGTATTTGCCATAAGCAAAAGTATAACAAAAGTATGGCAATGCTATGGCTATGCTATAACTATGATAGAAAAAAAGAGGCGATTGAAACAACAAAGAGTGAAAGCTAAAAATAAAACAACCGCCTCTAATAAAGACTTACTGATTCGGATTGATTTGTAAGTCTGGTCTTAAATACTCTATATCAAATTCACCCAATTTTGCAATTTGAAATGCCCTAAATGGTGGAATAACTTTCCATTTAGATACTGCGGGGTGAGATATATTTAACATTTTGGCTAGGTTTTTACCCCCATATTGATTAATTACCTCTCTTTTCCGTTCTACTGCTAATTGATAGTTGGTTTTACTCATATTTGAGTGTCCTTCTCATGATTTAAAATAGACAAATATTTAGCTTGTTCCTTGACCTTAATTGCTTCATCCGTCATTGTTAGAATTGCGTCTGCTTTTCTAAAATGGTCGGGAATAACAGAAGACCTATCTATATTGATAATTTCTTTTGCAATTCTTTTCTCTTTTGCGTTAAGTTCTTCAATTAACTCATCTAATATAGTTGCCATATTTCGTTCCTGTTTTGTTTTAGCACAAAAGATTAACAAAAGTCAATATAAAACTTGACTAAAGTAAACAGATAGTATTTACTATGGTTAATTAAATAATAAATAGGAAAAAAATATATATGACTATAATAGCTACAAGTGGCGGTGAACAAAGTTATCCAAAAATACCCGCAGGTGTTCATAATGCCCGTTGTATCAAGGTTATTGATCTTGGTACGCAAAGACAAGACTATGCGGGTGAAATTAGTTGGAAAAGGCAGATATTAGTTATTTGGGAAGTTCCCGAACAATTAAATAATGACCAACCAATGACTATCAGTAAGTTCTATACTTTGTCCTTACATGAAAAAGCTAATCTAGGAATGGATTTAACTTCATGGCGAGGCCGACCTTTTACTGAAACTGAAAAACAAGGATTTGATGTATCAAAACTATTAGGAGTTCCTTGTCAATTAAATGTAATGCACAAAGATAATGGTAAAGAACATATTAGTTCTATTATGCCTCTTAACAAGGATAGTAAATTAGCAGAACAATATCATCCTAGTGTTGCATTTGATATAGGTGATTTTCAAAAAGGCCAAAAAGATACTTTTAATCAATTATCCGAAGGGATAAGAAAAATGATTTTAAGATCAAAAGAGTTAGACGGAATGGATCAAACGGATAACGGGGATGAAGGCAATGGTAATGATCTAGGAAATATACCTTTCTAATGAAATATACAAACGCAAGTAATTTGCCTAAAGCTATTGAACGGGCAGTAGAAAATGACCCTTACGAAAGTAATTCAGATATATCTACTACTCGTTTAATTGCCCCACCTCGTATTCGTGTATTACAGAAACGAAATTGGGATTTAATTGAAGAAGATGTTAGCGATAGAATATTCTCATTATTGGGTCAATCGGTACATCATATTATAGAACGAGCAAAAACTAGAAAAGAAATATCAGAAAGAAGATTGTATTATAAGGATGATAAAATCACTAATGGTTGGACTTTAAGTGGTCAGTTTGATTTACTTAATCGTGATGGCCATTTAATAGATTTTAAAGTTACATCTGCTTGGTCTGTTGTTTCTGCTTTAACAGAAGGTAAAGCTGAATGGGAAAACCAACTTAATGTTTTAGATTTTCTTTGTAGGAAAAATCCTAAAGATTTAATTAATTATAAAACAGAAATAAAAGTAAAGAGGTTATCTATTATGGCCATATTAAGAGATTGGTCTAAAATACAAACCATGAAATCTGATAACTACCCTAGAAAACAAGTGGCTATGATTCCTATTCGTAGGTGGACAGAAGAAGAACAAGATTCTTATGTTAAGGAACGAATAAAGATTCATCAAAATGCAGAAAAAGTTTCTGAATTGCCATTGTGTACTGCTACTGAAAGGTGGCATAGGGATGATAAATTTGCAGTAATGAAATCTGGCCGTAAGTCTGCGGTTAGGTTGTTTGATACAAAGCAGTTAGCTTTAGACTTTCTTAAATCGCAAGGAATGGTTGAAGGTAAAGGTTGTTCTATTGTAGAAAGAAAAGGTGAAGATGTTAGGTGTCAGCATTATTGTAATGTTAATCAATTTTGTTCTCATTATATGAAAGTAGGTTTTTGAAAGATTTAATCAACAAATTTAATGTTATGTCTTTGTATTATAGAGAATACATAGTAGGATTTATATTAGGTTTTATATTAGGTGGATTAATATTTTGACAAAAAAAACTCCCTCAAAAACAAGTGATGTAGTAAGGCCATTTGTGTTTACGAAAGACCCGTTAATTATGGACTTGCTACAATCATTTGCCAAACGATCTGAACAAGGTATGAAAGAATATGGCGGTACTATGGGCAAAGCAGAAAAACCGCTAGATGTATGGATAGATGATGTAATAGAAGAACTCTATGACGCTTGTGTTTATCTTGAAAAAGTTAAGAGAATAATCAAAAAACTCAACATTAAAAAATAATATATTTAACTTGACACATAGTATATACTGAAAGGTATTATTATGATAAAGTTTATATTGGTATTGCAGTTATGTTATTCGGGTGGCCAATGTTTTACCCCAATGACTAAAACAGATTTTGTGTTTGATAATTATAAATCTTGTGCAATAGCAGGATATGAGGAAAGTTTAATGATTATAAGTGAAATAAAAGATATAGAAACTAACAAACCAATTATAAGATTTTGGTGTGAAGAACATAAAGATGAAAAAAAAACAAGTATCTAGCCCCAAAATTTCGTTGGATGTAATCTCATACCAACTAAAAGAAATACATATAGATGTATGCAAAAATAGTAGAGATATAGAACAATTAAAATCGCAAGTAGCAATGGGAAAAGGTGGAATTAAAGCCGTTTTTGTAGTAGGCTCACTTATAGCACTTATACTCGGTGCGTTGCGAATATTTAAAATATGGGGATAACATGATAGGAATATTAACAAAACTTCTACCAACAGGAATAAAGTTAGGTATGGAGATAATGGATAATAAAAGACAAACTAAAAGATTAGAAAGTGTGGCGGAAATGCGACACGCAGAACGCATGGCCAATGGTGAGGTTGAATACCAAAAAGCCGTTATGACTAATAATCAACAGGGATGGAAAGACGAGTTCGTTTTAATTTTGGTTTCTAGCCCCGTGTGTTTATTAATTTGGTCTATATTTTCTGATGATCCTGCAATAATGGATAAAGTAGAACAATTTTTTGCGTATTTTAACAATATGCCTCTATGGTATCAAGCATTATTTATTGGTGTTGTATCGGCCATATATGGTCTTAAAGGGGCTAACATAATGAAAGGTAAGGGTTGATATGTCTTTTGCAATAGGAGTGGTTTTAGGGGTGGTTTTGTGCCATTTAAACCATAAATATAAGGTACATAACATAATCAAAGCAAAGATTAATAGTTTATTACCTTAATATATGTTAGTAGAATTATCTATGTATGATGAATTAAAAGAACAAATAAAACATCACGAAGGATTTAGAGATACTATATATAAAGATAGTCTAGGTTTTGCCACAATCGGATATGGCCATTTAGTATTACCAGATGACCCATACGAAGAAGGCAAAACTTATTCTAAAGAAGAATTATCAGATCAATTTGACGAAGACTTTTCTAAAGCTAAAAATCAAGCATTAGATTTAATAGGTACTATTCCTTTAGTACATAAAGCCCAATGTATAATTATAGAAATGGTTTTTCAATTAGGTGTTGGTGGTGTATCAAAATTTAAAAAAATGTGGGAAGCATTATCCAAAGGTGATTATACAGAAGCCTCTTTTCAAATGATGGATTCTCGTTGGGCAAAACAAACACCTAGTAGAGCAGAATCTTTATCTAAAGCCATGAACTCTTGCAAAACATAGAATAATATAATATAACTTTACTCAACTATAAAGAGTATGATTATATTAGAAAATATTATTATAAATTACAAAGACTTACAGACAGGCAATACAGCTGAAATATTGCAAACTGTACATATTACAAATGGGGTAATCAAATACATTGATCCTAAAGAACAATTAAAAAATCTTGAAGAAACAATAGACGGATCACCAAAGGAGTTATATGAACAAACGCATCTTGGTCATTAGTGATTTACATATACCATATCATCACAAAGATAGTTTTGCTTTTTTGCGAGAAATTAAAAAATTATATAAACCAGACTTCGTGGTTAATATTGGCGACTTACTTGATTTCCATGCTATATCTATGCACGATCACAACCCTGACCTTCATTCAGCTGGGGATGAGTTAAAACTTTCTAGGTTATATATAAAAGAATTAGAATCTATATTTCCAGATGTAACAGAAGTAGATTCAAACCATAGTAGTTTAGTATATAGACGAGCATTAAAATATGGAATGAGTAAAGAATTTCTTAAAGGTTATGGAGAATTTCTTGGTACAAAAAAATGGAAATGGGTAGATGATTTAACTCTTACAATGTCTAACAATCAAAGATGTTTTTTTACACACGGAAGATCAGCAGATATTTTAAAAGTTTCACAAACAATGGGTATGTCAGCAGTACAAGGCCATTATCATACTAAATTTGTAATATCTTATTGGGCTAACCCAGACAATTTATTTTTTGGTATGAATGTAGGTTGTTTAATTAATCAAAAAAGTATGGCTTTTTCTTACGCAAAAAATTTTAAAACTAGATTTATATTAGGTTGTGGTATTATAATAAATGGAATACCTAGATTACTTCCTATGGTTATTAATGATAAAGGTAATTGGATTAAAAAATTAGTTTAACTCTTTTGGTGTTATCTTTTTTCTAGCCATTATCTAGCACTCTCAAAATTATATAATTCAGTTATTTCACTTTGAGTTAGCTTTTTATTAAAAATTCTTAAATGGTCGTGTATTCCCTCTGTTCCATAAGTATTAACACCAAGTTGTGTTGAAGCAGAACCCATGTATAAAGCAACTGGTGAAGAAGCATTTAAAGATATGGTACTTATATCTTCAGTAATAGTATGTCCTAAAACTCCATTAACATAAAGTCTGCTATCTGTTCCATCTCTAGTCCAAATAAGCTGATACCAAGTATTGTTTGAAAGAGTTGGACAACCAGTATTTTCTGCTGTGTATTTATCAGCATTGCCCTCTTTATTACCACTACCAAATGATTGGTGTTGAAGTCCAAATCTATATGCACTTCTACTATATGAAATAATCATTTGACCAGTTGATTGACTTCCAAATAATCCTTTAAAGTCTTGGCTATAACTTCCTAAATTTTGTGGATAAAACCATTCGCTAACAGTAAAGTTGGTATAATTACGGACACTTGTATATCCATATTCTCCACCATAAGATAATTTAACACCATTACCAAAATTACCAGTTTCAAAACTTTCATTTGTACCAGAAGAAGGATGTCCAAAAGACATATTAGCTACACCCCCACTATCTGTTCCATTACTTTCAAATTTAAATAAAGATTTTCCAGAACTATCTCCAAAAAAATCAGTAGTATCTAATTTAGCAGAACCATCTTTTACAATAATACTAAATGCTCTGTCTGTATTTTTTCCCCCTGCTGTTGCTCTTGCTGTAAATGAAACAGTTGTATCACTACCAACATCATTTGCATCACCTGTTATTTGACCATTAGCTGAACCTAATGCTAATCCTGCTGATGCTAAATTTCCTGTTGTATCTGAATAGGCAACTGTATCTCCTTCTGGGTCTGAAGCAACTATTGTTGCATGAGTTACATTTACATCATCAAAAGCATTACCAAGACTTCCTGCTGAAGTAGTCCAATTAGGAGAATTATCTACATTAATTAATCCTACAGCAGATGTTCCTGCTAATCCACTAGCAGAAGTAACTTTAACTTTGTAAGGTTCTTGTGCATTTAAAAAAGATGATTTAGGTGCTACTGCTGTAATTTGTGTAGCACTATCAACTGTTGTTGTTGAAGCATTAAAATTTG